ATCTATTATTTCCATTTTCCTCTAAGAACAAGCATAGCAATAATGCCGTAATTAGATATATCAATAAAACTATCAATCATTGCTTCACCCTGAACATAATTTTTACCATTACGCTTGAGCATATTTTTTAAACGATTGATTTTATCGTTACAACGGAGCCAAATTCCTGTAAGTGAAAGGTCTCTATCTTCTCTAGTAGATAAATCTGAACCTAGAGAAATATTAGATAAACCATAATCCATCATTTTAGCAGCAAATAGTTCATATTGTTCTTTTTGGACAGCTTGAAATTCTTCTGCTAGTTCAGGATATAATCTTTCAAAATCTTGAATTGTTCTATGAGAACCATTTACTTCATATGGAATCGAAATTTCATCTTTAATTAGTAATGGATTTTCCTCTCCTGTTACAGGGTCATAATCAGGCATTCCATTAGTTGTGGTTACTGTCCACATTGTTGAGTCGTCTGTACTTTTTCCGGCCATAACTTAAATAATTTCTTGTTGGTAAGGTAAATATTTTTTAATTGCTTCTAATCTATCATCAGCATCAGCTAACATATTAATAGCTTCTTCAGCGTTTTTATAAAAATCTTCGGTTGAATGATCTCCAATACCTACTGCTCTATCACCTAATAGTTCTAAAGATAATAAGGCTTTTGCCTTGTCTGCTTCTGCTGATTTAATAAGCATATCTCTTAACAAATTCATAACTCTGCTTTTTTAATCAATTTTTCTGTTTCGTCTTCATTAACTCCCATTTTCCATAGGATATCTCTTACGCCATATTCTTGGAGAATATCAATATATTCATCTGCTTCTCCAAGCGAAACTTCAAAGTAATCTGAGACGTACTCTGCTAGTTCTTTGTAATTTTTTTGGTTTTGGTTTTTAACATACTTCAAATACATCTTTTTTTTAGGTAACAAGGTTTTGTAAATTGTATAAACTTTTTCTTTTTCAGTTAACGGAATTTTCTGTGCGATATTTGCTATATCAATATATCCGTTATACATACTTACAAAACGATGAACCATGTAAGGATTAAACGAAGCTTGTTGATCTTCTGTAAAAGAAGACCAACTTTTCTTCTCGTATGTTATTTGGTTAAGCCAATCCCAAAGTTTCATTACTTGTACTCTTCTCTAAGTTCTTTAGGTAGTGTTTCTAAACAAATTTCTCCAGTTTCAGCATCATAAAATACTGGGATAGGCATAATACCATCTTCAGATGTACCTGTTACAAATTTAGAAACTTTTCTAAGTACTACTCCTTGAGACCATACTTTACCATTTTCAGGATTAATTGCTGTCGTTTTTGACAAATCAATTTGTGGTTGTTGCATTTGTTGTTGCATAATTTATTTTTTATTAATTTATTAAATCCATTTGTTTCTTTTAAAGTAGGCAAACATTCCTCCTATTGTAATAATTGTTAATCCTAAAAATACCCAGAATCCATTATCATCTGATATCAAAGGTACGTCATCAAAATTCATTCCCCAAAGTCCAGTATAGAATGATAAAGGAAGGAATATTGTAGACCATACTGTTAAAATATTAATTCTACGATTCATAAGATCATTATGTCTTTTTTCAATCATAGATTCTAACACTTCAAAAATTTGAATTAAATCAAGGTATTCTCCTTTTAGTAATTCTCGTTTTAAATTGTAAAAATCATTAGTATCATAATCTTTATTTTCAAAAATTACAACTTCATAATACTCGAGTGCTTTTTTTAATTGTTCTTTTTCCATAAATCTAAAGTCCATAAAGATGATTCTATAAAATATAAAATACCAGTTAATATCATTCCATAATGAGTCCAAGTACCACTATGTCCTGTAGTAAAATCAGCATAAATTGAAGGTATGGCTGAACCCATAATTGATAAACTAAATAATAGTTTAGTGTATTTATGTTCTAGGAATTGTTTCATTTTAATTCTATTAATTTTTGAATGAGCGCCATTGCATTAATTTCTTTATCAATACGGAAATTAGACTGATAGCTATACTCGTTAATGTAAATAGCAACCATTCCTTCCATTCCATCTGCGTACTTAGAAGCATTATCATACAAATAACGGTAAAGTTCCTCAAAATCATTAACGTTTGCATCAGCGATAATTTGTCTAATATTTCTCCAATTCGGTTTAGCATTACTTAATTCTTTAAGTACTTGAGTCATATAATTAGACGATACAAGTACTGATTTATCAATTTTAAGCCATTTATCGTCTTTACCTTTTACTTTATCATGAACAATAGATAATTGGATGGTGTTAAGACATTTACGTAAATCTGGATAGTATTGGTTTACAATTATTTTTAAGTCTTCACGTTCAAATGAAATGCCTTCTTGCTCCATAATTCCAGCAATATGTTTAGCAATATCTGCTTTGCTAGGAGGGACGATTTTAAGTACTTGGCAGCGTGATTGTAGAGGATCAATAATACGCTCTACAAAATTACACGTCATTATAAATCTAGTCGTTCGCGAATACGTTTCAATGACATTGCGGAGCGAAGCCTGCGCTTGGATAGTAAGAAAATCAGCTTCATCCAAAATGACCACCTTAAGTGGACTAAAGCTAGCTGCTGACGCAAATGACGATACTTTATCTCTAATCGTATCAATACCTCGTTCATCCGAGGCATTAATATAAAGGTGGCTACAATCAAGATTTTGAACAATGAGTTTAGCAAGAGTTGTTTTACCTGTACCGGCTGGTCCATAGAATATAAGGTTTTGTATATCGTTTTGATCTAAGTATTGTGATATTGTTTTCTTAATATTCTCATTTCCAACATATTCATCTAATTTAGATGAACGATATTTTTCTACTAATAATGTGTGTTCTCTATTCAAACTCGTAATCGCCATAAATGCTAAATTTCTTTGGTTCAGGTTCTTTTATTTCCTGCTCTTCGGTAGTGATAACATACAATTTTCCCTTTAAAGGAGCAAGCCTAAATTCAGCAGGTTTACCTGTTTTTTGAAAATATGCTTCTAAAGCTTCGGTAAGAGATTCTTTAATTTCTTTTTCACCTTTTAATTGCCAGCGGTCCCCAGGAGGGACACGCTGTGCAATTTCTAAAGTTTTTTCTATAACTTCCGTTTTACTCATAACTTAATTTGTTCTTTTAAATAGGGTAGTAATTCTGTATAGGAAACATTTAACCAAGTATTATCTAAGGCTTTTAATCCAAAATAATAATTATGTCTACTATGTACTGCTTGAGGTATAAAATAAATTTTATCAATTATATAAGTTGTACCTCCGTACCTAATATTTTTCCCTATTAGATCTACTGCGTCTTTCATTTATTAAAACATACCTCCCATTCCCATTCCAGCCATTGGGTCTGTTGAATTTTTATCATTATCAGGATCATCTACCACTACACATTCTGTAAGTAGGATTGTACCTGCTACTGATGCTGCATTTTCAAGAGCTGTACGAGTTACTTTAGCTGGGTCAATAATACCTGATTTTTTCATATTAACCATAGATTCTGTTTCAAGATTATAACCTGTCCAAACATCCTCATCTCCTGAGTTAGTTAAAGTATCTGCTAAAATTAAACTTTGTGCCTCGGAATAACCAGCATTAGTAAGGATTTGACTAAATGGTTTGCTACAAGCTTGATATACAATACGAGAGCCAATACCACTTTCACCTTCAGTAGTAGTAATTTCTTCACGAGCATAAAGTAAAGCCGAACCACCACCAGGTACGATACCTTCTTCAATAGCAGCTTTGGTTGCATGGAGGGCATCATCTACACGATCTTTTTTTTCTTTCATTTCAGCTTCAGTAAATCCACCTACATGAATAATAGCTACTCCACCTACAAATTTAGCTAGTCGTTCTTGAAGTTTTTCTTTTTCAAATGAGGATGTTGATTTTTCAATCTGCTGTTGGATTTCTTCAATACGTGTTTGTATTTCATCAGCTCCTCCTCGTCCGTCAACAATCGTTGTTTCATCTTTTGTTACTGTTACAAGACGTGATTGTCCAAACCAATCCCAACTAAATTTATCAAGTTTCATTCCTTTATCAGGACTAACTACTTGACCCCCTGTTAGGACAGCCATATCTTCTAAAATTAATCTTCTACGATCACCAAAATCTGGGGCTTTAACAGCTGCTACTTTGATAGTGCCTCTCATTTTATTTACAATAAGAGCAGCTAATGCTTCACTATCAACATCCTCAGCAACAATCAAAAGTGATTTATTTTGGTTTGAAACTGCTTCTAAAATAGGAAGCAATTCTTTTACTTGGGAAATCTTTTTATCAGTCATAAGGATCAAAGTATCCTCAAGGTAACAAGTCATCGAATTGTTATCAGTTACAAAATAATGAGATTTATAACCTCTATCAAATTGCATACCTTCAACAGTTTCAAGATATGTTTCACCTGTTTTAGATTCTTCAATTGTTACTATACCTTCACGACCTACTTTATTCATTGCGGTAGCAATTAATTTACCTACTTCAGGATCATTATTTGCTGAAATAGTTGCTACTTGTTCTAATTGTTCTTCTGAAGAAATATCTTCTGAATTAGTACGGATTGAATTTACAACTTGTTTTACTGCTCTATCAATATCACGCTTGATTTCAACCGCATTAGCACCATTACTTAAATGTGATAAACCTGCCTTTACCATCTCACGGGCTAACAAAGTAGAAGTAGTAGTTCCATCACCAGCATTATCTGCTGTTTTAATAGCAGCTTGTTTAACCATTTCAACACCTACATTTTCTACATTGTCACTAAGTGAAATAGATTTTGCTACTGTAACTCCATCTTTTGTGGATTGAGGAATTCCTCCGTTAGCTATAACTACATTTCGTCCATTAGGACCTAAGGTTGATACTACAGCGTCTGCTAATTTATCAATACCATTAACTAATTTTTTACGACCTTCTGGTCCAAATTCAATAACTTTACTCATTACTTATTAATTTTTGCTAAAATATCATTTTCTTTACCAATGTAATATTCTTCGTTTTCCCATTCAAAACGGGTAAAACCCATTGTAGGTAAAACAACTACATCTCCAGGTTGGAGAACGGTTTCAATAAAAGTTCCTGTTACTGAATAGTGTCCGGGGCCAACAGCGATTACTTCGGCTGTTTGGTTTTTTTCTTTTCCCATGTCAGGAACTACGATGTTACCGTACATCTGTTCCTCAAATTCTACCGGTTTTACAACTACGGCGTTAAATAAAGCTTCTAAACTCATACTCCTAATTCAAATGTTTTTTGGATATTACTATAAATTGATTTATACTCATCAAGGTATTCTCTAATACTTTGATATTCTTTGTCTGTGTTTGTTTTGTACTCGGCAATTTTTTTTAGACATCCTCCTAATGTAGAAGGATAACAAACTGCTTTTTCATAGTCTTTCCCTTCACTACCTTTTTCTAGGTATTTAGCTTGAGGGGTTACTGTTTCTACTACTGAGAAACCATTGTTGTCTCGCGTAATGTGATACGGGGATAAAATTGGATCTTTAATTGTTGTCATATAACTTATTTTACGTGAATATACGAATTCTATTTAACAAAACCAACCCTAGGGCGCATTTGGGTTACTTAATTTTTAAAACTTTAGGTTTAGCTTCTTCAGCAAAAGGAACAGAAATTTTAAGGAGACCATTCTCCATTTCTGCTGTTGCTTGGCTTAGATTAAACTTAGAAGCAATTTTATAACCTAGATTAAAGGAACGTCTTGCGACTCCTTTGTGAATGTAATTACAATCATCTACTTCACAACAAGCCTCATCTTGGGGCTTATTATAGGCTACTCTTAAAACATCTCCCTCAATACTAAGTTCGATATCTTTTTTAGTAAGGCCTGTACAAGCAACCTCAAAATGAAGTCCATTTTTGTTTTCGTAAATGTCTACAGGGTGTGAAATTTTGGCGTCAATAGCCGGTTGGAATGTTAGATCAGACTTAAAAAAGTCTTTAAACAATAAATCGAATGGTGCGAGATTTCTCTCAAAAAATAATGTACTCATATCATTTAAAATTTGTGCTGTCCGAAGATCAGCGATTAAACATAAAAAACTTGCGCCCTTGGGTCGTTTTGTTATACATATATTAAAATTAAACTTTTATTCACTTACTTGTATTTCTCCCAAATTATGAGAAGGAATATAATATTTGTACTCATGATCTTGAAGCCATTTAGTAACTATTTTTTTCATTTCATTAGAATTACCTGTAATGATAGTATATTGTTTCCATCCTGGTTTTTCCCAGAAGAAATATTTATTTAACTTATCGACTACATCTGCGTGTCTTACACCATGTAAATCTAACTTACACATTACTTTTCTTTGGCTACTGTATAGTAGGTACTTTTTATTTTTTCGTCTTCAAATTCTAACTTCATCAACCCTTCAGCTGAGACGCTCATTCTACCATAAGCCATATCCTTATTAGCATACATAATTTCTTTAATCATGTTTGAGTCGTAATTCTCATTTAAATCTTGATTTTTCATTTCTACTTCATTTAAGTAAAATGATACTTTATTTGAGAAAGCAATATTACCTGCGAAACACATTTCTAATCTATCCTCACCATCATCATTAGGTGATGACCTTAGTACCACTGTATTTGTGTCTACTAATGCTTGTTTTGCTTTTACAATGGCTGTTATGCTTTCATTATCTAATTCAGCTATAACGTCGTATTCCGGTTCTTGTTCTAGTTGGCCTGCTTCAGCAAATAACATAAGATCAGCTAAAGCATAATTTAGTGTGTATTGATTATCAGCAATTACTAATTGAATAGGAAGTTTGTTTTGTTTGACAAATTCTAAATTAAGATATCCATTTGTAATACCTACTAACTTACTTAATTGAGTAGTATCACTAATAGCAATAGTAGCATCCTCTAAAGGGAAATTTTTATATTCTAAATTACCAATCATTTCCATTGAAGGAGAATTAAAACCAATTCCTAGATGGTTATCCTTAATATTCCACCTAACTGCTTTAATCATTCCACCTAAGTGGTATTTTGAAATAATTGAAACTAAATCTAACTTATCTATCATGTGAATTTAAAAAACTTATTTACTTTTCTATTAAATACGGGCATACCCCAACCAATGTCTTGATACACGTTTT